TGCTAACACAGGAACATTAGCAAAAGATGCAAGGGTCGGAATACTTTCAAAGACAGGGTCGGATGCTAAAAAAATGTTTACAGACAAGGTAGTTCCAATATGTAACAGATTACCTTTCTTTTTTAAGCCTGTTCAAGATGGTATGGATAAGCCAAAAACAGAACTAGCATTTAGAATACCTGCTTCTAAGATTACTAAAAAAAATATGCACGAGGTTGACTCTGAGGAAATGACAGGGTTGGATACAACTATTGATTGGAAGAATACAGATGACAACTCTTATGATGGAGAAAAGTTATTGTTATTAGTGCATGATGAAAGTGGTAAGTGGGTAAAACCAAATAATATATTAAACAATTGGCGAGTTACTAAAACCTGTTTAAGATTAGGTAGTAAAATTATTGGAAAGTGCATGATGGGTTCAACATCAAATGCTTTAGAAAAAGGAGGAGGTAACTTTAAAAAGTTATATGAAGACTCCAATGTGGGAACAAGAAACTCAAATGGTCAAACTAAAAGCGGGTTATATTCACTTTTCATCCCTATGGAGCAAAACATGGAAGGCTTTATAGATAGATATGGAATGCCCGTTTTAAATAAACCCAAGAAACATATACTAGGTGTAGATGGAGAAATGATTAATCAAGGGGCTGTAGATTATTGGGAAGCAGAAGTTGATTCTTTAAAAGATGACCCTGATGCTCTTAATGAATTTTATCGTCAGTTTCCTAGAACAGAGTCACACGCATTTAGAGATGAAAGTAAACAATCTTTATTTAATCTAACTAAGATATATCAACAGATAGATTACAACGAAACTTTAATACAAGAACATCATGTAACTAGGGGTTCGTTTTATTGGAAGAACGGAATCAAAGATACTGAGGTTATGTTTAGACCTGACAAGCACGGTAGATTTAATATTGGTTGGAGACCAAAGAAAAATTTGCAGAACAGAACAATAACAAAGAATGGTATTAAATATCCCGGAAACGAACACATAGGTTCTTTCGGCTGTGATAGTTACGATATATCAGGAACAGTTGGAGGGGGAGGTTCTAACGGAGCATTACACGGTGTGACTAAGTTTAATATGGATGATGCTCCTAGTAACGCTTTCTTTTTAGAATATGTAGCTAGACCTCAAACCGCAGAAATATTTTTTGAAGAAGTATTGATGGCTTGTGTTTTTTATGGTATGCCAATACTTTGTGAGAACAACAAGCCAAGACTACTCTATCATTTTAAAAATAGAGGATACAGGGGATTTAGTATGAATAGACCCGATAAAGCTTATAACAAGCTATCTAAGACAGAAAGAGAACTAGGGGGGATACCTAACTCATCTGAAGATGTAAAGCAGGCTCACGCAGCCGCTATCGAGTCGTATATAGAAAACCACATAGGATTAAATATAGATGAAAGCAACTCAGATAGCTTGGAAGCTGATATGGGTACAATGCCTTTTATTAGAACTCTAGAAGATTGGGCAAAGTTTGATATTAGTAATAGAACAAAATTTGATGCAACTATAAGTTCAGGATTAGCTATAATGGCTAATCAAAAACACTTATACACACCTCAAAAAAAAGAGTCAAAAATTAGTCTTAACTTTGCAAGATATAGTAACTCAGGAAGAACAAGTCAATTATTATAAATAAATGGAAGATATAAAAATAAATATTGATTCAGCAGGGTTTCCAAATCAGTTCGCTACAGATTCAGAAAAAGCAACTGACCAATATGGATTAATGGTGGGTCAAGCTATTCAATACGAATGGTTTAAAAAAGATGGTAGTCAATGTAGATTCTACAATCAGTGGGGTGAATTTAATCGGCTTAGGCTTTATGCTCGTGGAGAGCAATCAGTGGCTAAGTATAAAAATGAATTAGCTGTTGATGGAGATTTATCCTACATGAATTTAGATTGGACACCCGTTCCTATTATTCCAAAGTTTGTAGATATTGTTGTAAATGGAATGTCTGATAGATTGTTTAAAGTTGGGGCTTATGCACAAGATGCAATGTCTCAAGCTAAACGAAGTAAGTATCAGGATATGATTGAAGGTCAGATGGCTGCTAAAACTGAGTTGCTTAGTATCCAAGAAAAGTTTGGAGTAGACCCTTTTACAGTAGCACCGGACCAACTTCCTGCTAATGATGAAGAGTTATCTTTATATATGCAGCTAAACTACAAACCTGCAATTGAAATAGCAGAGGAAGAGGCGATTAATACTTTGCTAGATGATAACCACTATATAGATTTAAGAAAAAGATATGACTACGATTTAAGTGTATTAGGTATTGCTATAGGTAAGCACGAGTTCCTTCAAGGAGATGGAGTTAAAGTTTCTTATGTAGACCCTGCAAACGTAGTGTATAGTTACACAGAAGACCCAAATTTTAAAGATTGTTTTTATTGGGGTGAAATTAAAACTGTTGGAGTTACAGAGTTAATGAAGATAGACCAAAGTTTAACTAATTCTGATTTAGAAGAAATATCAAAGTATAGCCAATCATGGTATGACTATTTTAATGTTGCTGAACACTATCAAGATAGTTTGTTTTCTAGAGACACAGTTACTCTTTTGTACTTTAATTATAAAACTACCAAAACTTTTGTTTACAAAAAGAAAGTTACAGAAGGTGGTGGTTCTAAAGTAATTGAGAAAGATGATACTTTTAATCCTCCAACAGAAATGATGGAAGAAAACAATTTTGAAAAAGTATCTAAAACAATTGATGTTTGGTATGAAGGTATTATGGTTATGGGAACAAACATTATCCTTAAGTGGGAAATGGCTGAGAACATGGTAAGACCTAAATCGGCAAGTCAACACGCAATGCCTAACTATGTTGCGGTTGCACCTAGAATGTATAAAGGAAATGTAGAATCTTTAGTTAGAAGAATGATTCCTTTTGCAGATTTAATTCAGATGACTCATCTGAAACTTCAGCAAGTTATATCTAGAACAGTACCGGATGGTGTATATATTGATGCAGATGGATTGAATGAAGTAGACTTGGGTACAGGTAACGCATACAATCCTGAAGACGCATTAAGACTTTACTTCCAAACAGGTAGTGTTATTGGTAGAAGCTACACGGGAGATGGAGAATACAATCAAGGTAAAGTTCCTATTAAAGAACTAAACTCAAACTCAGGAGCAAGTAAGACTCAAATGCTTATCACTAATTATAATCATTATTTAAATATGATTAGGCAAGTGACAGGTCTTAATGAGGCTAGAGATGCTAGTACTCCTAACCCCGATGCTTTAGTTGGTGTTCAGAAGTTAGCAGCATTAAGTTCTAATACAGCAACTAGACACATACTAGATGCAAGTCTGTATATGTACAGAACAATGGCAGAAGCTTTAGCTCTTAGAGTTTCAGATATTCTTGAATACTCAGATTTCAAAGAAGAGTTTATAAACCAAATCGGAAAATATAATGTATCAATACTAAGTCAAATTAGTGATTTATATATTTATGATTTTGGAATTTTTATTGAAGTAGCTCCGGATGAAGAAGAAAGAGCACAGCTAGAGGCAAATATAAATATGGCTTTATCTAAAGGAGATATAAATCTAGAGGATGCTATAGATATTAGAGAGCTTCGAAATTTAAAAATGGCTAACCAACTTCTTAAAGTTAAAAGAATTAAGAAGCAGGAAAGAGATGAAAAGTTTCAAATGCAACAACAGGCTATGGCTTCTCAACAAGCACAGCAGTTACAGCAAATGAAATCAGGTGCTGAAATGCAAAAGATTGAAATGGAAACTCAGTCTAAAATGAAGATTAAACAAGCAGAGATAGCATTTGAAATTGAGAAGATGAACAATGAAGCTATGCTTAAAGCAAACTTAATGAAACAAGAGTTTGCGTATAATCAAGAACTTAGAAATGTTAGCGAAAGTGCTTTAGAGTCTAGAGAAAAACAAAGAGAAAAAGCAAAATCAGATAGAATTTCTCAAGCAAATACCGAACAGTCAAGTTTAATTAATCAAAGAAAAAATAATCTTCCACCTCAAAGGTTTGAGTCTAACGAAGATAGTTTAGATGGATTTGATTTAGCAGAATTTGAGCCTAGATAATAGCTAAAAAAAATAATTAAATTAATATTAACTTTGTAAAAATTATAATCAAATGGAATTTAAAGTAAAAGAAGTAAATCCTGTTGAGGTAAAAGGAGCTCAACAAGTAGAAAAAGAGTTGCTTGAAAAACATGAGCAACAATTTGAAAGTGATTCTGTTCAGGAAACTGTTCAGGAAAACAAACCTGAAGTTTTAGAAGAGACAAAAGAAAAACCATCTACTGAATTAGAAATAAATGAAGAAAGGGTTTTGTCTTTTATAAAAGATAAGTATCAAAAAGAAATTGGTTCTTTTGAAGAGTTACTTGAAGAAAGAAAAGAGTCTGAAGAATTACCTGAAGATGTAAGTGCCTACTTTAAGTTTAAGAAAGAAACAGGTAGAAGCATTAATGATTACGTTAAGCTTCAGAGAAATTTTGACGATATGCCCGAAGACGCATTACTGTCTGAATATTTTTTGGCTACAGATGAAGCCATTGATGCAGAAGACGTAGATGCTATAATGGATGACTACAAATATGATGAAGATTTAGATGACGAGTCAGATATTAAAAAGGCTAAATTAAAAAAGAAAAGAATTGTTGCCAAAGCTAAAAAGTTTTTCAACGAACAAAAGGAAACATATAAGCAACCTGTCGAGTCGACAAGGGAAGCTAGTTCTCCTGAAGTAGATGAAAAATTAAAAGCTTACCAACAGTATTTAGATAATGCAAAAACGGTAGAAGATACTAACTTAAAAAAATCCGAGTGGTTTACTAGTAAAACTAACGAGGTTTTTTCTTCTGAGTTCAAAGGTTTTGAGTTCAAATTAGGAGAGAGTAATGTCACCTTTAATCCGGGAGATGCTGAGGAGTTAAAGAAATCAAACTCTACACCAATGAACTTTATAAATAAGTTTATGAATGAAGAAGGTTTGATGACTGATGCCGCAGGATACCATAAAGCATTGTCGGTAGCAATGAATCCTGACAAGTTTGCCAAGTTCTTTTATGAGCAAGGTAAATCAGATGCTATTGAAGGAGATGCTCGCAAGGCTAAAAACATAAACATGACCATGCGAAAAGCTCCCGAAACAGTTAGTAAAGGTGGAATGCAAATTAAAGCTTTAAGCAATAACTCAGGTAAAGGCTTAAGGATTAGAAGTAAAAAATAATTAATTAACAAAAAAAAGGTAGTGGCTTACCACTAAAAAAAAATGGCAGTATTAAATACACCGGGTTTCGACTTGCAGCCTTCAGCTCAACAAGTACCCTTATCAACAAATTACATCACTGACTTCAACTTCTTGAATCAGTATCTTCCTGATACTTATGAAAAAGAATTTGAGCGTTACGGAAACAGAAGCGTAAGTTCTTTCTTGCGTCTAGTAGGAGCAGAGCTTCCTTCTAACTCTGACCTTATCAAATGGGCAGAGCAAGGTCGTTTGCACACTAAATATGTAAACTGTACATCAGCTTCTGTAGCAGGAGCAGATACAGCTACTATTACTGTAGCAGATACATTAGTTCCTGCAACTCAGCCTTCAGGCGGAGCAGGTCAAATTGCAATTAGAGTAGGTCAAACAGTAATGGTTTCTGACAACTCTATTAATTCTACAAACAGCAACAAAGGTATTGTTACTTCTGTAGATACAGCAAATGGAACTTTTGACGTAGCATACTACGAAGCAGGAGGACAAACTTTTGCAAACGCAGTAGTTGTTTCTGTATTCATTTATGGTTCTGAATTTAAGAAAGGAACTAACGGAATGGTAGGTTCTTTGGAAGCTGATGATTTCATCTTCGAAAACTCTCCAATCATCATCAAAGATAAGTATGCAGTATCAGGTTCTGATATGGCTCAAATCGGATGGATTGAAGTAACAACTGAAAATGGAGCAACAGGATTCTTATGGTACATAAAGTCTGAGCATGAAACAAGATTACGTTTTGACGATTATCTTGAGACTGCAATGGTTGAAGCAGTACCTGCTGAAGTAGGTTCAGGAGCTATCGCTGCAGGTGGTGACGTAGGGAACAAAGGTTCTGAAGGTATTTTCTACACTGTGAACAACAGAGGAAATGTATTTGGAGGTGGAAACCCAACAGCACTTTTAGATTTTGATGCTATTATCCAAAGACTAGATAAGCAAGGTTCTATCGAAGAGAATGTTATTTTTGTAAACCGTGAATTTTCATTTGACATTGACGATATGTTGGCTGCTCAAAACTCTTATGGAGCAGGTGGTACTTCTTATGGTCTTTTTGACAATGACGAAGATATGGCTTTGAACTTAGGATTTACAGGATTCCGTAGAGGATATGACTTCTACAAGTCAGATTGGAAATACTTGAACGACCCAACAATGCGTGGTGGAATTACAGGTGGAGCTATCAACGGACTTTTAGTTCCTGCAGGTTCTACAACTGTATATGACCAAGTACTTGGAAAGAACGCTAAGAGACCATTCTTGCACGTTCGATACAGAGCTTCTGAGACTGAAGATAGACGTTACAAAACTTGGATTACAGGTTCTGCCGGAGCGGCAAGAAACTCTGATTTGGATGCAATGGAAGTACACTTCCTTTCTGAAAGAGCAGTATGTACTCTAGGTGCAAACAACTTCTTCTTATTCAAGAACTAGTAAGTAGTAAAACTAAAGGGAGGGTAACTCCTCCCTTTTTTATTTTAATTTTAATTTTAAATTTTATCTAATGAAAAAAGTAAAAACACCCAAAGACAAATCGTATAAACTTAAAAAAGACGTAGCTCCTTTAAGTTATATGTTACCCTCAAGAAACAGCAGAAGAGTTCCATTATTGTATTTCGATACTGAAAGTGGAGTAAACAAACCTTTAAGATATGCTGTTAATCAAAAAACACCTTTTGAAGATGAGCAAGATGGAAATGCAATTTTAGAACCTATTATTTTTGAAGATGGGTTTTTGTTTGTTCCTAAAAACAATCCTGTTCTTCAGGAGTTTCTTCACTATCACCCTCAAAACGGAACTGTATTTGTTGAAGTTGATAATGAAAAAGATGCATCTAAAGAAGTTGAGATTTTAAATGTAGAAGTTGATGCTTTAATTGAAGCTAGAAAACTAAACATAGAACAAGTAGAAACATTATCTAGAGTTTTATTTGGACATGATATTAGTAAGTTTACAACTTCAGAACTTAAAAGAGATATTTTAATTTTTGCAAAAAGAGACCCGCATTCTTTTATGAATGCAATTAATGACCCTATGTTGAAGCTTCAAGGCAAAGTAGCTTTGTTCTTTGACCAAAACATTTTGTCATTTAGAAATAATAGAAAGGATGTATTTTATAACACCTCTTCTAATAAAAAGAAAATGTTAACTGTTCCTTATGGAGAAGACCCTGTTTATATCGTATCTTCTTTTTTGAAAAGCGATGATGGAATTGAAGCATTAAAAATGTTGGAATCAAAATTAGAGTAACAACAATAATTATTTACATCAAGAGGCACTTTAGGAAACTGAGAT